CGTTCGATTACGAAACCAATATGCTCAAGCCCGATAGTAAGGGGGCGGAGATTGTTTGCTGCTCGTTCAGCGATGGGCGAGTGTCCTACAGCTATCCGTGGCATGGTGATGCTATTAGGGCTACTGACGAATTGTTAACGGAGAGTGATGTTCCCAAAATTGGCTTCTCAAGTAAATTTGAGCAGCGATGGACTCTGAAGGAGTTTGGTAAGTCGGTTCGTAATTGGGTTTGGGATGGCATGCTCGCCGCCCATTTGCTGGACAATAGACCCAATATCTGCTCACTGAGCTTCCAGGAATTCGCCCTGCTCGGTTACGAATCGCATAAGGACATCAAGCCGTTTTTGGAGTCCAAGGGCAGCAATCTGCCGAACCGTATCCGTGAAGTGCCGTTGGAGAAACTCTTGTGTTATTCGGCGTTGGATAGCTTGGTAGAGTGGAAGGTCGCCCAGGTTCAGATGAAGCAATTACAAGGGAGGACAAATCGTGCAACTGAATGATTATCAAGAGTATGCCAACAAAACAGCGATCTATAAACCGGAATTGGCTATCCTCTACCCTACGTTGGGGCTGGCTGGCGAAGCTGGGGAGCTGGCCAACAAGGTCAAAAAGATATTCCGCGATTACGGTGGCAATTTGAATGCCTCTGGCCTCAGGGGTCAATTGATAGATGAGTTGGGTGACGTGCTTTGGTATGTCGCTGCTGTCGCTGCTGATATCGAAGTAACGCTAGAAGAAGTAGCTGTAAGGAATGTCAAGAAATTGGCAGCTCGCAAGGACGCTGGAACACTGCACGGCAGCGGGGATAACCGATGATTCGCAAAACTTGCTTCCTAGACCTTGACGGCGTGCTCGCTGACTTTGTGGGCGGCATCTGTCGAGTCTTCGACATTACCCGCGAGCAACTTTACGAACGCTGGCCGGAAGGCGATTGGTCCGTCTACAAGGCCCTGCAAATCAGCGAGGATCAATTCTGGACCGATATTGACGCTTGGGGCATTCGTTTTTGGCGGGAGTTGCAGCCCCTGTCGGACTATCGCCAGATTTTGGAGACCGTCGAGGAACGATTCGGTGCCAAGAACGTCGCCATTTTGACCAGTCCGCCACGCAATCCGCTGGCCGTAGCCGGTAAGGTCGAGTGGATTCAGACTCACCTACCGGATTACCGCCGACGGTTTTTCGTTGGCCCGGACAAACAACTGCTGGCCCATGCCAATGCCGTTTTGGTGGACGACTACGACGAGAATATCCGTAAGTTCCGTGAGGCCGGCGGGCAGGCCGTACTCTGTCCCCGTCGTTGGAATTCTGGCTGGCGGACGGATGAGTCGGCGAAGTGCCTACGGTCGGTATTCGATCTCGTTTTGCGTGGACACGATCTATGCCGCTGAACCTGCAAGATGCTAATGATTTGTTTCTCCGAGGCACGTTGGCACTGGCCAAGGTCGAGCAGGCCGGTATCCGTATCGATATGTCTTATCTGGATCGCCAGATTGAAAAGACCGGCAAGCAGATTATCCGTGTCCGCGAGGAACTGCGAGCCGATCCGATATTCGCTCAGTGGCGGCAACGGTTCGGCAACAAAGCCAATCTGGGCAGCGGTGAGCAGCTGGCCGTCATGATGTTTGACGTGCTGGGCTATAAAAGCAAGGGAAAGACGGCGACGGGCAAGTACAAGTGCGATGAGGAGGCATTCGCCCATATCGACCTGCCTTTCCTTCGCAAATACTTTCGCGGCAAAAAACTGGAGAAGATCAAAGGCACGTATCTGGAAGGCGTCCGCGAGGAAGTCGTGGGTGAGTTTATCCACCCTAACTTCGACTTGCACACGACGATTACCTATCGCTCCAGCAGTAGCAACATCAACTTCCAGAATGTCCCGATCCGCGACCCGATTCTCGGTCGCTTGATTCGTCGGGCTTTTATCAACCGTGACGGTCACGCTTTCATCGAGATCGACTACGGCAGCATGGAATTCATTATCGCGGCCTGTTTCTGGCTCGACCCCGTGATGATGGACTACGCGGCCGATCCGAAGAAAAATGTTCACAAGGACATGGCGACCAAGCTATTCCTTTGTACGGCGGATCAGGTCGAGAAGCCGGCCCGCGATTGTGCCAAGAATCAATTCACCTTCCCGACGTTGTACGGGAGTTGGTGGAAGAAGATGGCGGCGGGCATCTGGAATTACATCGAGCAGTACAACGTCCAGGTGGGCGGCAAGCCGGCCAAGGAATGGTTGGCCGCCAAGGGCATCACGGAGTTGGGGGATGCGAAAGAAGATCCTCCCAAGCATACTTATGAATGGGTCGTTAAGCGAGCCGAGGATTGGTTCAATACGACCTTCTCCGTCTTCGCTGAAAAGAAAGATGCTTGGTACGCCGAGTATCGCAAGAATGGCGGGTTTCGGCTCAATACGGGGTTCTGGTGCGGTGGCTTGTATTCTCGCAATCAGTGTATGAATTTCCCGATCCAGGGGCCGGCGTTCCACTGTCTGCTGTTGTCACTCATTAAATTGCAACGCTGGCTGGAAAAGAAACAGATGCGGGCTCAGATTGTCGCTCAAATTCACGACTGTTTGCTGATCGATACGCCCGTCGAGGAGTTGCAGGACGTGCTGACCAAAGCTCGCCGGATCATGGCCGATGAGATTAGAAAGGAGTGGGAGTGGGTCACGGTTGATTTGAAAGCCGAGGTCGATGTTACCCCGCCGGATTCCAACTGGCACGAGAAAAAGCCTTGGGATTGCATCAACGGCGTTTGGCAGCCCAAAGCCTAAATCCGATAATAGGACATATGGACAATTACCAAGGTTTTCTGAGTCGCAAGGGGCTCGTCGCCGAACAGTACGGCTTCGCCCCGCTTTGGCTCCCCAAATTCCTCTTTCCGTTCCAGCGGCAGCTTGTCGACTGGAGCATTAGAAAGGGCCGTGCCGCAGTCTTCGCTGACTGCGGCCTTTGACTTGGGAAAACACCAATCGGTTTGGTCTGGGCGGAGAACGTCTTACGGCAGACGAACAAACCTGTTTTGATCCTGACGCCACTGGCCGTGGCCCCGCAGTTCGTTCGTGAGGGTCAGAAATTCGGTATCGAAGTCCATCGAGTACGGGACGGAAAGCTGGTCAAAGGGATCAATGTTGTCAATTACCAACAACTGCATAAGGTCGATCCTGAAGAGCTTGGGGGCTGTGTCGCGGATGAAGCTAGTGCAATCAAGCATATGGATTCGCGGACGAGCCGGGACGTAATCAAGTTCCTGCAAAAAGTCCCCTACCGCCTGCTCTGCACGGCGACGCCGGCTCCGAACGATTACATGGAGCTGGGCACGTCCAGCGAGGCCCTCGGGGCGATGACACGGAACAGCATGCTCGGCATGTTCTTCACGAACGGACAGGATACCACGCAGCAATGGGTACTCAAGGGCCACGCCCGGACGCGTTTCTGGCAATGGTGCTCGACGTGGGCACGAGCCGTCCGCAAACCGGCCGATCTGGGCTTCCCGAACGGCGATTACGAATTGCCGCCGCTGAACATCGTTCGGCACGTCCTGCCGACGACGGCTCGGCGGGGCTTCTTCGCTCGGATGGCCACGACGCTGGAGGAACAGCGGAAGGAGAAGCGGAATACGGTGGCGATCCGTTGTGCCAAGGTCGCCGAAGTGCTGCCCCGGAAGCGACCCTGCCTCGTTTGGTGCCAGTTGAACGACGAGGGCGATGAATTGACACGCAACATCCCCGGAGCCGTCCAGGTCAAGGGCAGCGATAGCGACGAAGAGAAGGAGGAACGGTTGGAGGGGTTCGCCCTTGGCCAGATTCGCGTACTCGTCACCAAACCGAAGATCGCGGCCTTCGGGCTCAATTATCAACATTGCCATGACGTGAGTTACTTTCCCTCGCACTCGTTCGAGCAGCACTATCAGGCCATCCGTCGGACATGGCGGTTTGGCCAGAAGCATCCGGTGACCTGCAATCTGGTTTACACCGAGGCGGAGCAGTTGGTTGCCGACAACATGCTGCGGAAGGAGCGGGATTCGATTGCCTTGTATGAGGAAATCACTCGCTACATCAATGACGCGGTCAAGGGTGAAAGGAAAACAGAGGAGGCGATGATAGAGATGAAATTGCCGAAATGGCTCTGATTTGTCTATACTCCCCCATTTTGTCCTGATAGAATGGGGTAATGAAAACAACTAAATACTCGCAGACGTACCTGAAAAACCGAAAACTCCAATATGAACGGGCGAAAAAGCAAAAGAAGCCGCGACGTTGTTCCTTTTGCAGTGCCATCGTCCCGAAGCGACGTATCTACTGCAAGCGGACGTTTTGCAACAACGAGTGTAAGGCGGAGTGGCAGCAGACAAGCAAGGAGCACCGAAAGACCGTTCTCAAGCATTGCAAGCAGTTGAAGCCGGTAACGAAGGCATGGCTTGAGCAAAAGTATCTCGTTGAGTTTCTGGACAGCCGTGATATTGCAAAGTTAGTCAATCGAGCACCGGCAACTGTAGTTGGTTGGTTCAAACAATTGAAAATACCGATGAGGAAGTGCGGCATCAACCCGCATAAAAAGAAGCCAGTTAGAAAACGGACGGCGGAAGAACGTCAGCATATGCGGGAAGTACGACTACGGGATGGTCACGTCCCATACCTGAAAAATGGCGTCCATTGGTTGAAGGGGAAGCGTGGTCCAGAAGTTCCTAGTTGGAAGGGCGGGGTGACCCCGACTAGACAGAAACTTTACAGTACGAATGAGTGGAAGCGAGCCGTTCACAATGCTTGGGTTCGTGACCGTGGGTTTTGCCAGCGATGCGAGCGGCACTATTTGGACGACCGCGATCTGTCGTTTGATCTGCACCACATAGTGCCGTTTGAATACGAGCCTCTCCGAACCAAAGTACGTAATCTTGTGCTGCTTTGTGAAAAATGCCATTACTGGGTTCATGGGCCGGAAAACGTAGACCGAGAATTCATAAAGGAGATTCCGAAGTGAATGGCTCGACCAAAGTGGACATGCAGGAAGTCACCGATAGCTATGCTATCTATCATGGTGACTGCTGCGAATTGATAAAGGAGGTGGCGGACGAATCAATCGGTCTTACGATTTATTCTCCGCCGTTTTTTTCGACTTGTATTCGTACAGTGACAATCCGAAAGATCTGAGCAATTGCAAGGACTACGCCCAATTCTTGCAGCATTATGGCTTCCTCGTCGCCGAGCATTATCGCACGATGATGCCGGGTCGGATCGTCGCTGTACACTGCATGGACTTGCCGACCTACAAACGGGGTGGGGAGGAAATCGGCCTCAAGGATTTTCCCGGCGATATTATCCGCCTATTCACCGCGAGGAACTTTGTATATCACTCGCGAATCGCTATCTGGAAAGACCCACTCGTGGCGGCCACGCGGACGAAGGCCATTGGCCTTGCCCACAAGCAGATTTGCAAGGATTCGTCGCTCTGTCGGACGGGGATCGCCGACACGTTGCTGGCCTTCCGCAAACCCGGTGAGAATCCCAAGCCGATCAAGAACGAGAAAGGACTGACCAAGTATCCCGGAGCCAAACCACTGCCCAACGTCCCGACCCACGAAGATCAACGCAAGAACAAGCGAAGTCACCTGATCTGGCAGCGCCTAGCTTCGCCAGTGTGGGACGATATTCGACAGACGCGGGTACTGCCATTTCGCGACGGTAAAGACCCCGAGGACGCCAGGCACGTATGTCCGTTACAGCTGGATGTTATTGAGCGGTGCCTGATGCTCTGGTCCTGTCCGGGAGACATCGTACTCACACCGTTCTGTGGCGTGGGCAGCGAAGTCTATACGGCGGTGACGATGGGTCGGAAGGGCGTGGGTTTTGAACTGAAAAAGTCGTACTACCGGCAGGCATTGAAAAATGTTCGGTACGCCGTCAAGCAGAAGGAACAAAAAAACACTCGGATTTGAGGAGGATGGCGAGTGAGAGTCATAGTCGCTGGCAGCCGCGAATTTTCTGACTACAAACTGCTCAAACGCAAGCTCGACCGCCTCTTCAGCAAGCTGGACAAAAAGAAGCTGGTAATCCTCTCCGGCCACGCCGAGGGGGCCGACCGTCTCGGCGAACGCTGGGCTAGTGAGAATTACGTGACCTACGAAATCCACCGCCCCGATTACGACAAGTACCCCGGCGGGTCGGCCCCGATTGTCCGCAATGCCGAGATGGTCAAGGCAGCCGACTGCCTCGTGGCGTTTTGGCTGGGGGATGGCTCGAAGGGCACGGCGGACGTGATTATGAAGGCGAGAGTGAAGGGCATCCCCGTTCGCATCATCAAAGTGAAAGGTTGATTATGCCTGACAACGATGTCATGGAGCTGTTTCACAAGTATCGACCGACCAAGTTTTCCGAAATGATCGGCCAGTCCGTCGCCGTCAAAGAGTTGCAAGGATTCGCTAAAAAGGGAGCTTTCCCCCATGCCATCATGCTGATTGGCGGATCGGGCTGCGGCAAAACCACGGCGGCGAGGATCATTCGCTACAAGCTCAATCCGCATATCACCGACGCCGAGAAAGACCCCGATTACAAGGAAATCAACTGTGCCAAGGACGGCAGTATCGATATGGTGCGAGACATCCAGAATGACGTACGCCGGCTGCCGATGTACAAGGGCGGCAGCCGTATCTGGTATCTGGACGAATTTCAGTCATTGAGCCGGGCGGGCTTCGCTCAGCAGGCTCTGCTAAAGCTGCTCGAGGATACGCCCCGCCACGTCTACTTTCTCGTAGCCGCTACGGACCCTGATAAGATTATCAAGGCGATCCGCACTCGCTGCACCACGATCAACTTCGCCCCGATGACGGCAGCAGCGATCCGGGAACTGGTCGAAAGCGTAGCGGGTAAGGAAGGGAAGAAGCTGCCGGACAAGGTGCTAACTCGGGTCGTTGAGTGTGCCGATGGCTCCGCCCGGCTAGCCTTGAATATCCTGAACAAACTACTCAATCTCGATAATGAAGCCGACCAGATTGCCGCCGTCGTCCCCGAGGGCGTAGCCAAGCAAGCTGATGAGCTGGTCCGCCTGCTGGTCTGGCAACCAAACGTCAGCTGGAAGGACATCGCCGCCGTCCTCAAGGACGTGACTGACGAGCCCGAGCAGCTCCGCCGGCGTATCCTGGCCGTGGCCCGTGCCGAGCTGCTCAAGGCCAATCCCAAGACCAGCGGCCGGGCTTACGCTTTGATCTGTGCCTTCGAGGGGCATTTTTTCGACAGTGGCACCGCAGGATTGGCGAGAGCGGCGTACGAAGTGTTTTCGGACAAGTAACGATAATAAGAGTAGCCGGAACTACCAACCTAGGAGACGAGTCCATGATTCGGTTATTCTTGGTCAAAGTTGACGTGCCCGATGGAATCACTATCGCTGAGATGCGGGATTATATCGAGAACGCCGTACAGACGTGGTATGGCCAAATGGATCCCGATAGTGATTTCTTTCTGAAGTTTGATAGCGAATCAGTCAAAGTCAAACGGGTACAACAAGGGGACATATTGAAATGAGCGATTTATTCAAACTCGATAAGCACCGCCTTGACGCCGAGTGGACGGGGCAAGTCCAGGAGTTCGCCCAGGCCGCCGACCAGCTCGCCGAGGCCCGCGACGCCGAACGCCGGGCCAAGGCCAAGCTGGAACTGACCGAGGCTGAGGAGAAATTGGCGATCCGTCGCAATCCGCAGATCTACGGCTTCGAGAAAGTGACGGAGGGGACGGTCGGCGAGCTGCTGACCGTCAGCAAGAAGTATCAGGCGGCTTTGCGGGAGCATCTAGACGCTGAGCATGCCGTCGATGTCTACAAGGTCAAGGTCGATGCTCTCAATCAACGGAAATCGGCCTTGGAGGATTTGGTCCGTCTCCGCCTCGCGGACTACTTCTCAGCACCCCAAGCCCCACCGGAGGCCAGTGAGAAAATGAATCGCGTGCAGCAAAACCACAACAATCAGCGGCTGGCCCGTGCCGGTGGGAGGAGTAAATGAGCGAGGAGCAACTGCGAATAGTGCAGGCAACCTGTGCCGTAATTAGCACCGGGGTTACAGTGATGCTGTTCTGGGTTTTGATCAAATTCGTCCGCTCGGTCAAAATCCATATCCGACGACAGGGTGAGGGAGATGAATGGAAGCATAATGGGGAGGACGATGATGACTGATCTGGCCGAGTTCGTCGCCCTACTGGCCAAGGGGGCTGTCGCCTTCTTCGCGGCCGTCGTGGGCACGTTCGGCCTCGTGCAACTGATTACCTACGCCTACCTGACCGCGAAGTATCGTTTCGAGCAATCGCATCAACCCACTGACAAGGAGAAGACGAATGGCGACTAATGCCAAACGCGAACGTGACAAGAAGAAGGCCCGGATAGTTTCGGCTCGCAAGATGGCTGACACGTCCAAGGCCGGCGGCGGCTCCAAGGCATTCAAGGTGCCGCAGGGAGTCAGCCAGTTCCAGCCCAAGAAGGACACCGAGTACACGCTCGATATCATCCCCTACGAGGCCGGTGAGGGCAATCCGGGGGCCGATCCTGGTTTCCTTGCCGCCGGCCGGACCTACTATACGCACCGCGATATCGGTCCGAATCGGGACTCCTACGCCTGTCTCGCGGGGACGTTCAACAAGCCATGCCCGATCTGCGAGTATCGTAGCAAGGTCGTCGCCGACAAGGGCTGGCAGGACGAACTGGCGAAGGCACTGCGGGCTAAGACGCGGCAATTGTGGAACGTTTTCGACCACAATGACAGCAAGCGGGGGGTGCAAATCTGGGAGGCGTCCGACTGGGTTTTCGGCAAGCACCTGTTCGCCAAGATGGATCGCAAACCGGAGTACGAGACGTTCGCCAGCCCCGACGACGGTTATACGCTGATCGTCGGTACGACGGAGGAGAAGGCTGGCAGCGGCACGTTCGTCAATTGTGCCGACATCCAGTTCCGCAAACGTTCCGAGCCGTTGGATGACGATATTCTCGCCAAGGCGACCTGCCTGGACGAAATCATCGTCGAGTTGCCGTACGAGAAACTCAAGGCGATTTTCGAGTCTGGTATCGGTGGAGACAAGGCGACCGAGGAGGACGATGACGAACAGGAGGAGAAGCAGACCAGTCGTAAGGCCAAACATCAGGACGAAGACGATGAGGACGAAACCGACAGCGAACTGGAGGACGAGGAAAATGATGAGCCGCCGGTGAAGGCCAAGGGCAAGAAAGCCCCGGTAGACGATGACGATGACGAGGAAGAAGAGGACGATGAGCCGGCTCCGCCCAAGAAAAAGAAGAAGCCCCTCGTCGATGAGGACGATGAAGAAAGCGAAGATGCCGACGAGGAGGATGAGGATAGCGAGGAAGAGGACGATGAGCCGGCCAAGGCCAAGAAGGGCGGCGGCAAAGACCCCACGGCCAAGGAATTCGGCCTCAAGGTACATGACATCGTAATGCACAAAAAGTACGGCGAGTGTGATATCACCAAGATCAGTCCCGATGGCACGAGCCTGACGTTGGAAGATGAGGACGGCGAGGAGCATCGGGCCGTGGCCCCCAACGAGGTGAAAAAGGTTAAGACCCAGGGGGACGATGACGACGATGCTTCGGACGATGATGATGAGCCGGAGGAAAATCCAGCCAAGGGAAAAGCTGCGAAGCCCTCAGCAAAGCCCTCGCGTTCCTCCTCGGACGACAGCGAAGATGATGACGAGGAGCCGCTGGAAGACGAGGACGACGAAGAACCGGCCCCACCGCCCAAGAAGAAGGGCAAAAAGTAACGACTCCGATAATAGGTACGGAGTCGATCAACCAATCAGGAGTTTGTCATGCGAAAGAAAAACGCCGATTGTCTGTTGGCCGAGATCATTCGTCGGATGCGCTTCCAGTCCGATGAAGGTAAGCGTTACCAGTTGCAACTGCTCGCTGAGTCCGTAGCCTTCGAGTGGAAGGATCAGCGGCGAAATGAAGTCAGGGAGAAGATGGAAGGTCTGTGATCGAACCACGCTTGGGCATGTCGCAATCGGGGGCCGATAACATGCTCGGTGCTACCACGACGCCGTCCCGTGGGTGGAAAAGGACGGCATTTATGGGGTTTGCGGCGTGGACGGTGACACGCAATAGGCTCAGTCAAGGCCACTCCAACTGCTCGGTTGGCTGCGGGTACACCTGAGATGAGAGCAAGCCGGTTCGACTCCGGCCAGACCCCACTAGAAAGGAGCAAACAATGAGTGAATTGCCATTGAAATTGGGGGACACTGTTTACTATTCCGAAAATAACAATGTCAACTGCCCAATTGACGGGGTAGCAATTAATTCGCACTGGGGTCTCGGAAAGATAGTAGGGGTGCTTCCAAAAGGCACCTATCGGTTCCAGGTATGCTGGCGGAGTCGCGGCTGTACTTATTGGATGAGAAACCGTGATTTGCTCACCAAGCAAGAGTTGAATACGGCGTCTACCCCCTGCGAAATATGTGGGAGGATGACTCGGATAGAAATATGCCCCAAGTGTCGTCGGAGGAAATAAACGATGCCAAAGAAAAATACCGTCGCTGAAATCAAAGAGGAACTCCTGGCCAGCCCCAAGAAGGAGAAGCCTCGACCGCTGCTGTCCAGCGGGAGTACGCTCGTCAATCTGGCCTGCTCGGGCAAGGTCAGTGGGGCTTACTTACCCGGCCATTACTATTTGCTCGTCGGTGGGTCCAATTCGGGCAAAACCTGGCTGACCCTTGCTGCTCTGGCCGAGGCGGCAAACAATCCCGCTTTTGACGACTACCAGTTGATCTACGACGGCAGCGAGGGCGGGGCCTTGATGAGTCTCCGTCGCTTCTTCGGCAGCAAGCTGGAGAAACGGTTGAAGCGAGTCCGCAGCGAAACGGTGGAGGAGTTCTATTACAACCTGGACGACGCCTTGAATGCTGGTCCGTGCATCTACGTCGAAGACAGCATGGACGGGCTGAGCAGCGAGGATGAGGGAAACAAGTTTCAGGAGAACAAGAAATCATTTCGGGCCGGCAAGGACGCCGCCGGTAGCTACGGAGACGGCAAGGCCAAGAAGAACAGCAGTGGCATCCGCCAGATTCTGCACAAACTGGAGAAAATGGCCTCCCTGCTGTTCATCGTGGCCCAGACCAAGGCGAATATCGGCTTCGGCTCGCAGTTCAATCCGCATACACGGAGTGGCGGCCGCTCGCTGACGTTCTATGCCGCTATCGAGATTTGGACCGAGATTCGCGAGCAAATCAAGAAGCGAGTCAAGGGCAAGGATCGGCAAATCGGCATCCTGTCGAAAATTCATGTCAAGCGGACACGGTTGACTGGTAAGGATCGGACGGTCGAAGTGCCGATTTTCCACAGCCACGGGATTGACGATACGGGCTCGCTTGTCACCTATTTGATTGAGGAGGGGGCCTGGACGGAGAAGAAGGGATTGATCGAAACCAAAGGGGCTTTTCCCGACGGTAGCGTAGAGGACGTGGTTCAATACATTGAGGAAAACGATAAGGAGAAGGAAATCAGAATGCTGGCTCTGGAGACATGGGCCGAGATCGAAGAAGCAAGCAGGGTAGTCAGAAAGGCTCGCTACCAATGATAACTAAGCGGTGCGAATTGTGTGGTACTAAATACGAATCATTCGAGATTCACCGGCGTAGATTCTGCTCGGTAAAATGCAAAAATGAAGCAGTTTCTACGAAGGAAGAAGTAGATCGGCGGTTTTGGCAGCGAGTAAATGTTGCTGGTGATGACGAATGTTGGGAATGGAAAGTGGGGCCTAGGTACGGCCAAATGTCTATTAAACGCAAAGCGATAAATGCCCATCGATATTCAATGCAACTGCATTTAGGAAGAGAATTGTTAAGCAGCGAATGGGTTCTTCACAAGTGCGACAATCCCAAATGCGTAAATCCGAAGCATTTGTTCTTGGGCGATGCTTTGGTTAATTCCAAAGATATGTTCGCCAAAGGTCGTAATCGAGTTCCGCGAGGGGACAATCATCCTTGCAGGAAATTGACATCAGCCAAAGTAAAAACCATCAGAAAAATGCACGCGACGGGCAAATACACGATGGTTTATATCGCGTCAAAATATAATGTTCGTCCGAGTACGATTGAGAAAATTGTGAAAATGCAAAGGTGGGTGCCTCGTGAATAAATCAGTTTTAATTTTCGACGTGAACAACTTGGCAACACGGGCCTTCCACGCTTTCGGCTCCAAGCTGACCAAGGACGAAGTCAGCACGGGAACGCTCTTCGGCGTGCTGCGGGACATCAAGTCCCTGATACGGGAATTCGGCACGGAGCGAGTGGCTTTTTGCTTCGACCACCCCAAGAGCAAGCGGGAGGAAATCTACCCCGCCTACAAGGCCAATCGCAAGCAACGACCCAACTTCACGCCCGAGGATCGGATCGCCAAGGAAGCTTTGCGGGAGGAAATCGAGAAGCTCCGCACCAACCATTTACCCCGCCTCGGCTATCGCAACATCTTCCAGCAGGAGGGACTCGAAGCGGATGACCTGATCGCGGCCGTAGTCAACGGCACCAACCAGAGCAACATCATCGTCTCATCCGACAAGGATCTCTACCAACTGCTCTACGGCCGACGGACGATGATCTGGCGGCCAGCTCTGGGAACTACGCCGGGGAAGCTGATTACCGAGATGATTTTCGAGAAGGAGTACGGCATAGCCTCGTCCGCTTGGGCCAAGGTGAAGGCGTTGGCCGGTTGCAGCTCCGACAACATTCAAGGAGTCCAAGGCGTCGGCGAACTGCGGGCGATTCAGTATCTCAAGGGTGATCTGGGCGAGCATACGCTGGCGTGGAAGGCCATCGAACGGTTCAAGCAGACCGAGCAGTACAAGTTGAATAAAACGCTAGTTCGATTGCCCTTCCCCGGCACGCAGCCCTGTCCGCTGGTAGACGACAAACGTAATCGGCAAGCGTGGGACGATCTGTGCCGGGAATTCAGCTTTTCTTCGCTGAGGGAACTATGAGCGTCGTGCGTTGTTCGAGTTGTGGGACGGTCTCGGAGACAAAGGAAGCCGGTGATAACTGCACGGCTTGCGTATCTGGGGTATTGTCAAAGTATGCTGATCCAAAACCGCTGAAACTACCTTGTCAACATACTGGCAAAATTACGTACAGTGAAGAACACGACAATTTCTATTGCGACGAATGCAAGTCAGGGATGGGGGATGACTATTACACCAAATGGATTCACTTACACAAGTCGCCGAAAACATTGATCTCGGGCCAGACAATCGAGAAAGTAAACCACCCGCCACATTACGGCGCGGAGGATAGCCCCCACGAATGCATCGAGTGCTTGGAAGCGTGGCTGACCCGCGAACAGTACATCGGCTTTCTGCGAGGCAACGCCATCAAGTACCTGAGACGAGCCGACCGCAAGGGGGACTGCCTCAGCGATCTGAAAAAGGCACTTTGGTACATCCAGCGGGAAATTGCTTTGTACGAAACCAAGTGAGAGCATTCGCCGGGCGGCGTCCGTGGTCGGACTAGGTTGTCCCACTGCGGTTTCTTTCTGGGATATTATTCGCAACGAATAATTCGTAGGGTGCGAAAGGCATCCACCAGAATTGGAAGGAAGCGACGCCCGCCGCCCGGCGGGGCGAGTCAAAGGAGACAAGCCGATGACGTTGTATATCGGGATCGATCCGGGGGCGTCGGGCGGTTTGGCTTGCCTGACTATC